TGGTTACGTTACTGAGTTTGCAGATCGTGTAGAAGCACAGATGACACAAGCTAAAAACGAACTAAAACAAGCCATGGATCTAGGAGATGTAGATAAACAAGTTGAAGCACAATCTAAAATAAGCAGATTATCTATAGAAGAAGAACGTGCAGCTTCACATAAAGCACAAAGAGAAAGGTTACAACAAGAGATGCAAGCAAGAGGAATTGACCCAAATCAACCTCAAATGCCTCAGCAACAAATGCCGAGACAGCCTGCACCGCCTCGTCAACCTGATCCAAAAGCACAAGCATGGGCTGAAAAGAACGAATGGTTTGGTACAGATGAACCAATGACCTTGACTTCTTTCTCAATTCACCGTAAATTAATGGAAGAAGGGTTTGACGCGCAGTCAGATTCATACTATAATGAAGTAGACAAAAGAATGAGGGATACTTTTCCTCATAAATTTGAACAAAAGGTTTCGCCTTCTCAAACTGTTGCCTCTGCTAACAGAGCAGCACCAGGAAAGGCGCGTAAAGGTTCTGTGAGACTCACACCATCACAGGTAGCCATTGCAAAAAAACTAGGTGTGCCACTAAGCGAATATGCGAAGTACGTGAAGGAGTAGGCATATGGAAAAAAATATTAAAAATAAACTACCGTCACGCGAGTCAGAAACCCGAGCTAAAACCGAGCGAAGGAAGGAATGGGCTCCACCATCACAGTTAGATGCACCACCTGCACCAAAGGGCTTTAAGCACCGATGGATAAGGGCAGAGACCATAGGTCAAATGGATCAAAAAAATGTATCCGCTAGACTTAGAGAAGGATGGGAGTTTGTGAGAGCAGACGAATATCCGGACATGGAATGGCCCGTACTTGATACAGGTAGATATGAAGGTGTTATAGCTGTTGGAGGTTTAATGCTAGCAAGAATTCCTGAGGAAATTGTTGAGCAGCGTTCAAAATATTTTGCGCGAGTAGCACAAGATAAAGATGATGCTGTTGCAAATGATCCACTCAAGGACCAACATCCTAGCATGCCTGTACATAATGAAAGCAGGAAAACTCGCGTAACCTTTGGTGGCGGTAAGAAAAACGACTAGTTTTTTCTCCACATAAGTTACACAAAACTGACACATTCATGGTGAGTGTGTTGTAATAATTACTATGAGGATAAAATCATGGCTAATATTGACGCAGCATTTGGGTATAGACCAATTGGTAAAGTTGGTAGTGGTGTTCAAAACATGGGTACAACTATGTACACTATCCAAGATAACTTAAGTGACGCTATTTTTAAAGGCGATCACGTGTTACAATCTGGTGGTTTCGTTATTAAAGGAACTGCTTCAGGTGCAACAATTCTTGGTGTGTTCAATGGTTGTTTCTACATTGACCCAACTAGCAAAAAACCTACTTACTCAAATCACTATCCAGGGAGCATAAACGTAACCTCCGCAGGTTCAATCTCTGGATCAACTAATATCGACGCGTATATCTATGATGATCCGTACATGCTTTTCGAAGCTCAATGTGATGGCACAATAGCTAAAACTGATATTGGTAAGAACACTGATACTGCTCTTACTGCAGGTAGCGCAATCAACGGTCTGTCTAAAAACGAAATAGACAGTGGCGCTGAGGCTACTACAGCTGGCTTACAGGTCAAAATCATTGGGATTACAAAAGATCCAGAGAACGATGATGCTTCTAGTGCTAATGCTAACTGGTACGTTATGTTTAACGAACACGTTAAATTAGGCACAGGTATCACCGGAACATAATAGTTAGAGGAGAGATAAATGGCAATTTCAAGAATGCAATTGGTCAAAGAGCTCGAGCCTGGCTTGAATGCTCTGTTCGGATTAGAATACGACCGATACGAAAACCAGCACACAGAAATTTTCGACTTAGAAAATTCTGACCGTGCTTTTGAAGAAGAAGTAATGCTTGGTGGGTTTGGCAATGCAGAGGTAAAACCAGAAGGTTCTGGTGTTGTTTATGAAGCAGCACAAGAAACTTTCACTGCACGCTATTCACACGAAACAATCGCTTTGGCTTTCTCATTAACTGAAGAAGCCGTAGAGGACAACCTTTACGACAAAATCAGCACGAGATACACGAAGGCATTGGCACGTTCAATGGCTAACACTAAACAAATCAAGGGTGCTAACGTTCTTAACAGAGCGTTTAACAGTTCATTCCTTGGTGGGGATGATAAAGAGCTTTGTGCTACTGATCACCCTACGCTTAGTGGAACGCAAAAGAACGAGCTATCAACAGCAGCTGACTTAAACGAAACTTCGCTTGAGCAGATGTTGATTGACATCGCCGACATGAAGGATGAAAGAGGAATGAAAATTGCTCTTAGAGGTATGAAAATGATCATACCTGTCAACCTACAATTCGTAGCTGAAAGGTTATTGAAAACACCTGGCAGAACGCAAACTGCTGATAATGATATCAATGCAGTTAGATCAATGGGAATGGTACCACAAGGTTATGTGGTAAACAACTTCCTAACTGATACTGACGCATTTTTCATTAAAACAGATTCACCTAATGGGTTAAAAATGTTCACAAGAGCTCCTATTAGAACTGCTATGGAAGGCGACTTCGACACTGGAAACGTAAGATACAAAGCTAGAGAGAGATACTCTTTTGGGTTCTCTGACTGGAGAGGTATCTTCGGATCACCAGGAGCGTAAATCAATAAAGGAGGGGGCTATCCCCCTCCTACCTAGTATTAACTAGTTGTACAGACTTGCTAGGAAGACGATATAGAGACTGTATAACAAAAGGTCTATATGACCAAGGAGATTAAAAATGGCTAACACAACTTTTACAGGTCCACTTAGATCTGAAAGTACAATTAAAACTATAAGCAAAAACACTAGCACTGGAGCTATCACTGAAGTAACAACACTTGGTGATGGACCGGTAAGTCTTTCTGACGGAAACGTAACTCTTACAAACGCTACACACAGCGGAAGAATATTACTTGTTCCAGATGGTGGTCAAGATAATACATACACACTACCAGCACCAGTAGCTGGATCTGTGTTTAGATTTGTTTATGCAGGAGGAGCAGCTGATGCCACTGATGCAATCATTGTTACTCCAGGCAACACAAATTTTTACGTAGGTGGGTTAACTTTTCATGACCAAGATGGTAATGCAATAAGTTCTGTATTTTCTGACGGTAATTCAAACAGTAGTATTCAAGTAAATGTACCACAAGCATTTGACATTACTATTGTTGGAAAAGACACAACTAATTATCAAATTTTTGGTGATGTAACATCAACAACTGCACCAGCGTTTGCTGATCAGTAAAACTAATAATGTGGGGCTACGGCCCCACAGTTCTTGATTAAGGAGGGAACATGGCAGACACAGTAACAGGACCAACAATTGTACAAGAGAATGATAAAAGAGTTACAATCAAAATTGTTGTTCAATCAGACGGAACAGGAAGCACAACTGTATTTGGAGACGTATCAGCATTAAATGCTAGAAACGACGGCACAGCTGTAGCACACCTTGGATTACAAAGAGTATGGTGGTCATGCGCTAATGGCGATGGCGGCGATGCTTTTGCTCGTTTAGATGAAGAAGATTCAGACGGAGATATTCCAATAATAACTTTAATTGACTCAGGCTACTGGGACTTTAGAGAGTTTGGTGGTATACCAGCTGATCAATCTTCTAACAGTAATCAAAGTGATGTTAATTTTGTTGTACCAGGTGCAGCAGATTCCGGTAATACATATACTTGCGTAGCTGAATTTCAAAAGATATATTAGAGGTTAAATGGGTACGGCTTATTCAGGCACACAGACCTTCAACCTCTCAGTAGAAGAAATTATTGAAGAGGCATTTGAAAGATGTCAGCTAGAGACTAGAACTGGTTATGATTTAAAAACAGCCAGAAGGTCTCTTAATTTGATGTTAGCAGAGTGGGCAAATCGTGGTTTAAATTTATGGACCATTACATATGCAACACAGACGCTGACTGCTGGCACAAACTTCTACTCCATAGATCAAAAAACTGTAGACATAATTGATGCTGTCATTACAACGACAGCAGGTGCAACTTCTAATTTAGAAGGTGATAGTAGCACAACAGATGTTACTATGAATAAAATATCTAGAACAGAATACATAAATTTAAGTAAAAAAGAGAATTCATCCAGTGGTGATGCAAGGCCTACACAGTTTGCTTTAGTGCCTGGTACAGTCACAACAGGTGGATCTACTAGCAGTGGCAGACCAGCAAATGATCTAACATTGTTTTTGTATCCTAGCCCAGACAAAGCATACATATTCAAATATTTTTATTTAGCGAGAATAGAAGATGCAGGTAATTACACTAACAATGTAGATGTACCTTTCTACTTTCTTCCTTGTTTGACTGCTGGTTTGGCATACTATATAAGTTTGAAAAGAGCGCCAATGTTAAGTGCAAACTTAAAAGCGGTGTACGATGAAGAGTTTAAACGTGCTAGTGAAAACGATAGAGAAAGAGTTTCTTTTAGAGTTGAACCGGCAAGGGCATACACACCATAGGAGGTTATA